AATCACAGCTGCTAAGTATGCAGAGAACACAATTCGTGCAGCACTAGGTGATGAAGATGCTCGTCAGTACCTACGCGCAGCAGATGACACAACAGACAACGCTGGTCTTGTACCAACTCGTCAACTAAATGAAATCATCAACCCACTTGGCACAACAATCCGCCCATCAATTGACGCAATCTCTCGTGGAGTGCTTCCAGATGCAGGTATGACTTTTGAGATCCCAAAGATCACAGTAATGCCTACTGTTGGTGAAGTTGCAGAAGGTGCAGCATTCACAGAAACAGATCAGAACTCAGCGTTCTTATCAGTATCAGTTAAGAAGTATGCCGGACAACAGACATTCTCTGTCGAGTTGTTAGACCGCACATCTCCTGCATTCTTTGACGAGCTTGTTCGTAACATGGCCGCAGCTTACGCAAAGACAACAAACGCAGCAGTAAACGCTGCACTTATCTCAGGCGCATCACTTGATGCAACAACAGTTGCAACATACCCAACAGCAGCTGAATTGCTTGGAATTGTTGCTCGTGGATCTGCTTCTGTTTATGCAGCCACAGCAGGATTACCAAACCCATTCGCTCGCAACATGGTTGTATCGACTGGACAATGGTCAAACATCATGTCATTAAATGACTCTGGGCGTCCAATTTATACCGCATCACAGCCAATGAACGCTGGCGGTCAAGTAGCACCAACATCACTAACAGGTAATGTCGCAGGACTTAATCTGTATGTTGATCCAACAAACGCTGGCGATAGCGATGGAACAATCCTTATCGTTAACCCAGATGCTTACACATGGTACGAAAGCCCTACCTACCGCTTGCGTGCAGAATCAACAGCAGCAGGTCAAGTAACTATTGGTTACTACGGCTTCGGCGCAATCGCAACTAAGGTTGGCGCTGGCGCATTCAAGAACAACAAGGCGTAAGCCCACTAAGTCGCTAAGAGGGGGCATAGCCCTTGCCCCCTCTTGGTCTTTAGAAAGGATCGCACATGGCACTTACAACAGTCGCAGAACTCCGAAGCACACTCGGAGTAGGCACATTGTATCCAGACGCGACCTTGCAAAGTGTCGCAGATGCAGCAGATTCAGTTCTTATTCCAATGCTTTGGGCTCCCAAGTGGTTTGCCATAGCGCATAGCAACATCGTAGGTGAAGGCACTTTATACTTTGACATTCCAGTAAAAGAGATTTTCTATGTTGGACAGACTGTAACCATTTCCAATTCTGGTACAAAGTTCAACGGCTCTAAAACAATTTTAAGCGTTGGCGAATACACAATCTCAATAACCACAACTCACACAGTTATTCAGCCTAAGCACCCGATTGAACCTTTTGGCACAGTAGCATCAGAAACTTATACCGACTGGACTCTTGATGAAGCAGTTCAGAATGCGGCTCTCATGATAGCTGTTGAGATCTGGCAAGCAAGAACCAGCACTTTGAGTGGTTCTAACTCCGTAGATTTCCAGCCCTCACCTTACCGAATGAGCGCACAGCTTCTCGCTAAGGTCAGAGGATTGATCGCGCACGCGCTAGACCCTCGCTCAATGGTGGGCTAATGCCATCATCAGTAACAACACTTAGAACTACGCTAGCAACCGCGCTAATTGATGATTCTCTTTGGAGTACATTCGCGTTCCCACCAAGCGTAGTTCTTGCCAATTCAGTTATCGTAAGCCCGGACGATCCTTACCTAGCGCCAAGCAACAACTCGCGCAACACAGTCAGCGCACTTGCTAATTTTAAGATTATTATTACTGTGCCTTTATTTGATAACGAAGGCAATCTAAACGGCATTGAAACTAATGTGGTTCGAGTGTTTAATTTACTCGCTGCTAGTTCTTTGACCTATAATGTAGGCAGTGTATCTGCCCCAAGCGTTCTCAATGCTGCATCAGGTGATCTGCTCAGCTGCGAGATGTCACTATCAATCCTAACAAGTTGGAGCTAACAATGTCAGACCTAACAACAGAGGATCTAGCCTTCTTGAAGAAGATTGGTCAGATCACCACAGCACCAAAGCCAGTAACTACTAAGAAGGAAGAAGAATAATCATGGCAATTTTTCTAAATAACAAAGTTGGTTTTAAGATTGCCACTATCAATCTTTCAGACCATGTAACTGCGTTCACACTTAATCGTCAATCAGATCAGATCGAAGTAACTGCAATGGGCGACACAGCTCACAAGTTCGTTACCGGACTTTCAGCAGACACACTTACAGTGTCATTCTTAAACGACACAGCAGCAGCAAATGTTCTAGCAACCCTTCAGGCTGCTTATGGCACAACTGTTGCATGGGCAGCAATTCAAGATTCATCAGCTGCTGTATCAGCAACTAACTTGCTTTACTCAGGCACAATCTTGGTTGATAACCTAACAGACATCAACGGCGCAGTTGGCGATGAAGGCATGATCGATATTACCTTCACTGCTAACAGCAAGACAGCAACTGCTTCAACTGGTACTTGGTCATAATCTAACTACTAAAGAAAAGGGCTAAAAAAATGGCAAAGCTAAAGATCACAAGGGCAGATGGCTCTGTATCTGATCATCAGATAACTCCATCGATCGAGTTCGCATTCGAGTCATACGCCAAAAAAGGTTTTCATAAAGCCTTTCGTGACGATGAAAAACAGAGCGATGTGTATTGGCTAGCTTGGGAATGTCTTCGTCGTGCCTGTGAAGGTACTAGCGAAACTGTCAAGCCTTTCGGGTCAGGTTTTCTAGACACACTTTCAAAAGTGGAAGTTCTAGATGATGACCCGGAATTATAGGGCGGGATTCATTTACTTACTTGGTCGCAAGATTGAGTTTAGAAACTCGGATCGCGCCTAACGACTTACTCGAACTTGATTCGAGAATGTTCAAGGCTTTATTACAGGCTATGAAAGATCGATCTAAGGAGATGAAAGATGCCAGTCGCAGTAAAGGGCGCAGTCGCACTTCGTAAAGCCTTGAAAGATTTCACACCTGATTTAGCTAAGCAATTACCTAAAGACATGGCAATAGCCCTGAAGCCCGTTGTGAAGACGGCTCGGGGCTATATGCCTTCTGATAGTCAAGTATTAAGCAACTGGCGACCAAGGGAAAATAGTCAAGGCACTTTTCCTGTTTACACTGCAAAGATGGCCAAGGCTGGTATTGGTTTCAAAACAACACCGTCAAAACCTAATCGCAAAGGTTTTAGATCTTTAGCTCGTTTAATAAACAAAACTGCTGCTGGTGCAATTTATGAAACTGCTGGCCGTAAAACTCCAAGTTCTAAATTTGTACAGAATCTAAACTCAAAATATGGATCTGTTATGAAAGGCCAAGATAAAATGCAAGGCCGCGCTTTATATCGTGCCTTTGATGAAGATAGTGGCAAAGCTCAAGATGGAGTTCTTAAAGCCATTGAAAAGGCCAAGCAACTACTTAACGCGAGAGCCACGGTGCATAACTGATGCCTAATATAGTAATTGACATTGCTTCCGAATTTACAGGAAAGAAAGCCTTTGATAAAGCTGGCAAAAGTACCAGCGGTTTAGAAAGTGCTGTTGGTTCTCTAGGCAAGAAACTAGCCGTAGCGTTTTCAGCCACAGCTGTTATAAATTTTGGCAAAGCTGCTGTTAAAGCGTTTGCAGAAGATGAAAAGTCTGCCGCGATATTAGCTAACACAATGAAAAACTTAGGATTAGAATTTCAGAATCCAGCGGTTGAGGCATTTATTGCTAAATTATCTGCAGCTACAGGCGAGGTTGATGATAATTTAAGACCAGCCATGCAAAAACTATTGCAGGTTACTGGCTCAGTTTCTAAGTCACAAGAATTATTAGCACTGGCTTTAGATGTAGCAGCCGGATCTGGTCAAAGTTTAGATACCGTTGTATCTGATCTTGCGGCCGCGCAAGCTGGAAATACTAAAGGCCTTAAAAAATACGCGCTTGGCCTTACTGCTGCTGAATTAAAAACAATTAGTTTTGAAGGTATCGTTGCAAAACTTGGCAGCACATTTGAAGGATCAGCCGCGACATCTGCAGAAACTTTCTCAGGCCAATTAAAAATTCTTACAACGGCAGCAGGTGAAGCTCAGGAAACAATAGGCAAGGGTCTTGTTGATGCCTTTAATATTCTTTCTGGTGATAGCGGTGGCATGGTTAGCGTAACCGATAAACTTACTGAACTTGCACAAAATGTTGCAGATATAACAGTAGGCATGGCGTTGTTTATTCAAAAATTGAAAGATATACCTGTAGCAGGAAAAGGTCTTGAATTATTCTTTGGTCATTTAACAGACATTTTTAAGTTACTAAATCCTTTATTAAAACCAATTATTGATCTCTTAACTTATTTTGGAAAACTAGGTGCGCAAGAAAATGCCGGGCCTCTATTTTTTCCAGGATCATTAGACGAATTAAAAAAACAACAAGATGCAATTACTAAAGCTGAAAAAGATGCATTAGCTCGACGATTGAAAGCAGATAAAGCAAGCGCAGCATCAAAGATTAAAGCAGATAAAAATGCCGCTGCCAACGCTGTAAAATTGTCTAAGGCTAATGCCATGTTTGACATTGATAAAATTCAGATTGAAGCTGCGTTAAAAGGCAAGATCTCAGATGAAGAAAAACTACGCTTGCGACTACAGCAAGCAATTCTTAATGAAGATGCTGATCTAGCCGATAAGTTACAAAAGAAGTTAGAAGCATCACAGCGAGCCACTGCCGCGCTTCAAAGTTCAATTAATGGGATCAAGCCACCTGTAGATCCATTCGCTGCAGCACTATCTAGCCTTGAAGGTATTGCTGGCCTTCTGACAAAGATCGGTGGAATGTCTTTAGGTAGTAGCTTGGGTGGCCTAAAAAATGTGCCTAAAGAGCCATCAGATGTTGTTATTTTAGTTCCAGCTGATCCAAAGAAGCCAGAAACAAACAATCCAGATCCAGTGCCAGTTGAAGTAATTTCAACTCCAACTCCAACTCCAACTCCACCAGCAACCAATAACAATAATCCTTTTGCTGGTCTAGGTGGCTCAACAGGTGGTGGCTTTGGTTTCTCACTTCCAACCTTCTTACAGAATACAATTCCACAATCACCAGTTACAGTCAATGTCAATGTTGAAGGATCTTTACTAACACAAGATAGTATGGTCAAAGTTGTTGCTGATGCATTAGTGATTGCTAATACAAACGGAAACAATACCTATCGTCCAGGCGCAGTAACAGTCACTGAGTAATAATGACACTTCCAGTAATTAACGCAATCATCAACTTTTCAACAGGCGCTGGCTTTGCCTCGCCTATGATTCTTGATTCTGGCGTTCTGGGAGTTAATGCTTTAGCTGATACGACTTCAGTATCAGTCGATGTGTCTAGCCTAGTTGATTCAATCAAAACTACACGCGGTCGTACAGCTCTTTCAGATGTATTCCAGACTGGCACAATGAGCCTTCGCATCATTGATCAGAATGGCGACTTTAACCCAATGAACCCAGCGGGGCCTTATTACAATTTGCTAACTCCGATGCGTAAAGTGACCATTACTGCT